TATAATATCTATTTGTTTAGAGTTAATGGTGAATCATCATATACTAATGGTTATAGAATTTACTATTGCAAAATTTACGATAATTATGTTCTTGTAAGAGATTTTATCCCTGTAAGAGTAGGTCAAGAGGGTTGCTTATATGATAAAGTAAGTGGGGAAATTTTCAGAAATGCTGGTACTGGTAGTTTCATTCTTGGCTCTCCTTTAATATACCATAGTCCTTTGATAAGCAATATAAGAAGAAGGTTGTTGTATGCAAAGCCGAAGGAACTACCAAATTATTTGTGTTTTACGGCATTGGAAGATGGGGAATTTACTTATAGAATATCTTTAAACACAGGTTTATCTCTTTTTTCTTATATTGAGTATTCAGTTGACGAAGGAACAACTTGGGTGAAAGCGGATAATGTTGAAAATGAGGTTGTAAGCATATCAACACCTACCATACCTGCTGGAGGTAAAGTGTATTGGCGAGGTGAAGGTGCAAGCTGTAGTACAAGATTTGGTAGTGACCTGTATAGTTATTTTTCATCAACTGGTAAATTCAATGTCAGTGGAAATGTTTTTTCTCTCCTTTTAGAGAAGTTTGATGAGAATTCAACAAGAGGACAGTTTAACGTCTTCAACTCTTTGTTCCAAAACTGTAAAGTTGTTGACGCATCTGAGTTAATTTTAGGAAATGTGTCTGGCGGATATAATACCTATCAAGCATTTTTTAAAAATTGTATATATTTGACTGGTGCTCCTACATTGCAATCCGATAATTTGAGACCAAATCAATTTACTGAAATGTTTAGAGGGTGTACATCACTCACTACTGCACCTAAATTGCTTTCTACAACATTATCTCAATATTGTTATCAAAGAATGTTTTACGGCTGCACGTCATTAGTAAATGTTCAGAGCACTCTGCCTGCTTTAGCAATGACAAACAGTTGTTATCGGTCTATGTTTGAAGGGTGTTCATCTTTAATAAATGTACCTGATATTCAAGCAACAACATTGGCTGATTATTGTTTTTATGCTATGTTCAAAAATTGTACAAGTGTAACTACAACGATAGATTTTAATAAGTGGGCGACATTATATAATAGTTGTTTTAGAGGTATGTATGATGGATGTAGAGGACTATCAACTATTAAATCTCTGCCCTCAAACATAAATTTGCCAACTGGATGTTTTATAGAGACTTTTAGAGATTGTAGCTCATTAGTGTCAGCGCCAGATTGGTATATTGGTAGTTTTGGGGGAGAGGCTATTTCTGGCATGTTCCAAAGATGCACATCATTGGTACATTGTCCTATAAAATCTCTGCCTACAACCTTAGTTGGACGGTGTTGCTTATGGCTGTTTACAGGATGTACATCTCTTTTGGATGTATGTGATTTACCTGCTGAAATCCTGCCTGCTACTTGTTACAATTCAATGCTGCAAAACACGAAAATAACTTATATCAAAATGTTGGCAACAGATATTTCTGCAAGTCAATGTTTGCAAAACTGGGTTAGTGGAGTTCCTTCAAGTGGTATATTTGTAAAGCATATAGATGCCCAATGGACTACAACAGGCAATAGCGGCGTACCAACCAACTGGACGGTAATCTATTACGACCCCGCACTTGACAAGTACTACCTTGACCAACAAAGAGAGATAGAATGCGATGACCACGGAAATCCTATTTATATTAGTGATGGACTTGTATTCCAACTTGACGGTATAGATAAAGGAGATAAAGAAGGATATTGGACTGATTTGATTGGTGGATATGATTTCCAAATTCCTTCTGGTGTATCAAGCATATCGGATGGAATGGTATTTGAGAATCCTCATACAGCAATGAATCACCTTCCATATACAGAAAAACTGGCAACGCCGTGGCAAAATGCAACAGTTGAAGTAGTATGTACTTATCAGCAGTCACAGAGTTTCCCGTGGTGTTCTTCAAGTAATTATACAGGTGCAAATGGAACTTGCTTTTGTTTTTACAATGGTGTAATTGGCATTGGGCATTCAGAATCTAATCTTTATGTAGTCCCAGATAATTTAAAAGATTCTAATGTTCACACCTATTCTGTAACTGGGGACGATGCTTTCTGTGATATGCAAAGTTTATCAATACAAGGTCATACATATTTTTCTCCTAGTACATATATGAATATAGGATGCCGAGGTAATGCGAATTGGTATTATGGCACAATAAAAAGTATAAGAATTTATTCACGACAACTTACATACGCAGAAAGAGTTGTAAATGCAAAGGTTGATAACATAAGGTTTAATTTAGGTTTAACGATATGAAAACACAATACTATAAAGAAGTAGAAGGTAAGAAAGTATTCTTTAACGGAATACTTATTATGGGTAACAGACAAGTGATAAACCCCACAAGTGAGCAACTTGAATCACAGGGATGGATGAAGTATGTTCCAGAGGTATATACTCCTACTCCTATCCAACTTTTAGAGCAAGCAAAGGTAGAGAAACTGATGGAGATTGAATCCTACGATAGTTCAAGTGATGTTAATGAGTGCTTGATACACTATCAAGGTGAGACTATCCCTTATTGGGCAGATAAAACCACAAGGACAACGCTTAAAGAGGCTGTGAGGGATTGTATTGCCGTTGGTATATCAACTTATAGGTTAGACCTACGTGATTATGGTGTGTCTATTGACATTGACTGCGGACTTATGCTTGGAATGTTACAAGAGTTGGAGGTATATGCTATCAGGTGCTACAACAAGACAACAGACCACATCTACGCTGTAAAGGCGATGGATAACATCGAGGATATTGAGGAGTATGACTTTAGGTCGGATTATCCGAGCAAGTTGGAGTTTACAATTTAACCTAAGTGATTTCTTTAGGTGTAAACAACTTATAATAATATATGATATATTTGTAAAAACTTTTAAAATATAATAATATGGTTAGAGTAAGAAAAAGCAAACCAAAGACTGCTCCATCTGGAGCTAATAGTGGTAGGAAATATCCCTGTGGCGGTAAACTTCAGAAGAAAACAAAATGAATAATACATTAGATAAGAGTCTTCATAAGATATTAATATGGATGGTAAAGACTATTCCAATTATCATGGCAATATCTTATGTGATAGATGATATCTTAATGTATATGGGTATTGATACAGTTTTAATAAACTACTTTAGTGGAGTTTCCCTAACAACACTTGCGTTTTTATATCTTGCAAGTTATGCCTTAAAATTTTGTCCTTACCATAGAGTACCATTACATTATATAGTAATATGTAACTGTATTAGTTTCTATGAATATTATATCGGTTTTCCTATTAAAAGTGTAGATTTTCTGGCTTTCCAACTTGCAGTATTTATGTTGTTCACCTTATTATATATCTACTTAAGATTTAAATCATGAACAAGTCTCTTATTAAACATCTTACCAAACTCATGCGAGATACTGCTGACAAGATAGATGCAGGTAACTGTGAGATGACATCTGAAGAAGCAATGGATTTGATGAGTGTACTTAGCCATGAATCACTCAGCAAAGACCAAGCATGCAGCTACCTTAACTTATCAAGAAGTAGGTTTGATGAACTGGTGAGATTAAAAGAACTACCTAAGGGAAGGAAGGTAAGAGGTTACAAAGAGCTAAGATGGTATAAGGATGAACTAATTAGATAATACGTACTTTAATGCTTTTGCCATAGGCATTGTATTACCCGTTAACTTATTGAAAGTTAGCGGGTTTCTTTGTATATAAGCATTGTTAGTTAAGAGATTTCTCCTATTGTACTTTTGTAATGTGCTTGCAAGACACAGAAGTAAATTTAGGTTTAATCGAATTAAAAACAATGTTACTATGGGAGAAAATGGAGTTTTAGTTTTCCCTGATGCAGCTAAGGCTGCTTCTTCAATAGATCCTAACCTGTTGCTTGCCCTTCAGAATGGTGGTGGCTTTGGTGGAGGCAATGGCTGGTATTGGATTTTGTTCTTATGGATGATGTGGAATCAGAATGGCCGCAATGGTAGTTTTAATGATTATGTTGCTCAGGCAGGTGATAAAGGATATCAATACCTTGCTGAAATCATGAATGGACGCTTTGATAATCTCAACACCCTTGCTCAGATTTTAAACACAGGTATTGAAGCTGTAAAAAGCGGTATCTTCAGTCTTCAGTCTAATATTCAGAACGTAGGTTCTCAGGTAGGTATGTCTGCACTTCAGACTCAGAATGCTATTTCAAGCGGTAATGCTGCCTTGGCTAAACAATTATGTGAATGCTGCTGCGAGAACAGGTTAGCAATCTGTAACCAGACTAATGCATTGCAGTCACAGGCTGCTCAGAATTTTGCTGCTACTCAACTTCAGATGGCACAGAATGAAGCTGCTGACCAACTCAGTGTTTGCCAACAAACCAATGCAATTACTTCCCAAGCTGAGCGTAATACCAATAGTATTTTGAATGCAATTGCAGGACAGAACACTCTTATCACGAAGGAATTCTGTGACTTAAAGGAGCGTGAATTGCAGAACAAGATTAATACGCAAGGTGACATTATTACTCAGCTGAGAAACCAGATTTCCAATGATCATCAGACATTGCAATTCAACGCTGCATTCCATGCACTTGATGACAAGATTGATGCTATAGCTGCTAAGCAACCTAATACTGTTCCAGTACAATGGCCAAATTTAATTGCAGCTAATGCAACACCTTATGTAGGTGGTAACTTCAATCCTTGGGGTTACGGTTTTGGAGGTACAAGCTATTGGGGCTAAATAAGGGAGGATAGGTTATGGCAAGATTTCCGTACCAATATGCTAATATCAATGGCATTCCGTGTATAAAGACACAGACTGTCGTAGTATCTGATACTGCTGTAACTTTCAAGTTTGCTCCTGACTTTGATGGTAGGCCATTCAGAGGACTTATTCTTGTATATATTGCAAATGAAATTCCTACTGGAACGACTACCACTTTGCCAGTGCAATTCTCAATGGCAGGTACTACAAGTAATGTAACTACAGCAGGAGGTGCCACAGTCACTGTTGCAGATTTACCTGGAGTAGGTATTTATCTGGTTTACTTTGACAGGTGGGCTGACACCCTGCAGCTGATAGGTACAATTTAATAACAGTAAAATTTAGTATTAATCATGTTTTCAAATTTAAGCAGAGGAAGTGTTTTGCATGGTGTGGACAGATCAGAAAAGATGAAATGGTTTACTGCTTCTGTAGAAAGGATTACACCTTCTGTCAACAACCAGTACAATAATTTTGCTCAGTTTCCGTCAGTAAATCTTGATATTCTTGTAAACATCAATGGGAAACAGATGGAATACAAAGGAGTTCACAGTAATGACAGTATTGCTGACTTTGGCAATGATTCCGTAATACTTGCGGATAGTAAGGATGCTCTGTACAACTATGTGAAATCCTTACTTAAGGTCAGTGAAGATGCTGTCAATGAAGATACTCTTAAACAGCATAGAACTTGGATACCTCAATACAAGGAGGTTTTGTCAGACATGGTTCCAGGAGCTACGAATGCCTCAGAGGTAAAGGAACTCAAGGAACAGGTCAGTAGTTTACAATCACAACTTGCAGAAGCACTTACCCTGCTTAAACAAGGAAACACAAAACAAGGATGATATGATTGTAATGTTTAGGATGACTCCTGAGAAAAAGGAGAAGATGTCAAAGAAGATAGACAAAATGATGGATTTCTTGGATGAATTCAAGACTTGCATTGAAGAAGGCGAAGAATATGATGAGGATGAACTTGACGAGGAACCTTCTTACCGCAGGAGAAATGGTGGATCATCTGCATCCATGAGAGGTCGTTATAGTTACCATAGAGGTGGTATGTAATTAATAATATGGTGGGAAATGTTTGCATGGTTTCCCACCTTTTTAAATAATGAAACTATGTATCATAAAAGTATGGGCAGCTATGATGAGATTCCTGACGGAATGAAAAGATACATCAATAACTATGGCTGCCACTTCAATAAGAAACTATGTGAGGAAGCTGTAAGCAGGATGTATACCATGGTTAACGGCAAGAAGGAATACATCAATCCTTATTCAAAAGAACAGATTGACAACATTCTTTCTACATACAATATCAAGCTTGAAAGAAACAAGATGATGGATGCTGTCTATGTAGGTAATATGTGCAAGGCTGATTTCCTTGGTAAGTCTGTACCTACCGAGAAACATCTCGCTCTTTATATCAAAGATGTTATTGATGATCCTGATGCTGATGATGGGTACATTTTTAACCGTTTTTATGCTGACACAGTTTTCATGGATAACCCCATTGACTGGGATGAAATGATTTAAAATGATCAGACAGCAGTTTGATGTTGATGGGTATTGGGAGGTCATTGTTTATTATAATATAAACGGTGACCTTTTCTTTCCAGTTTCTAATGAATTGGAAAGAATTGGGCTTACTTCAGAGACAATTAATGAGATATATAATGCTCTTACAGGCAAGGCGAAGGCTGTTACTTGCAGTAGTAGTGCCTACTATACAAGTATTGTACTATTTAGGAGGCATTCCTCTAATGCAGACTACATCAATTCCATTGTTCATGAAGCAGAGCATATTAAGCAGGCAATGCTTGATAAGTATCAGGTAGGTGACTTTGGAGAGCCTCCTGCCTATACCATTGGTTATCTGGTCATGAGAATGTATGATGTATTCAAAAGATTTATAAAGACTTAGCAATGTCTTTAGACTATTAATTCCCTCCCCTCCCCTTCCTACCTTTGCTTCCTTAAGAAGAGTAGAGTTATGGAATCAATGGTTTTTAATAAATGCCAGACTCCTATGGAGGAGCTGGAACTAAACAAATATCCGCAGGAGGTGCAGGAACAATTCTGGGATTTCCTGAATAACGTGCCATTCATTAGATGGATGGTATCTCCTGAAAGACCTCTCATATCAAATGTACCAAGGGATAATCAAGGCAGGGCTATTATCGATGTGACACACCCTCCCATTCTTGAAAACAGCGACTACTTCAGGCAGACAGCCCTTACTTGGCAGGAAACTGGGCAATATACTCACCTAAGACCTAACCTGAACCCACAGAGTGAGTTTGGTAAATGGTTTAAAGAAGAAATGAAAAGAGGATGGGAAGGATTAGTAGATCCCAGTACAGGCATGTGGGTGACAGGTGACTATTACTGGATGCTGAACTATTGCCCTATGCACCTTGTTGTCAAGAGGAAGGATGGTCTGGAAATGCGTACCATCAGGCATCCTAAGTTTTGGGATGGGCAGTTCTTGATAACACATTATATTCTTCAGAGCAGGTTTAACGGACATCATTCAGCCTATCTTGCCAGTCGTGGTAGAGGTAAGACATCACTTGCAGCAGGTATGCTTGCAAGAAGATTTGAAATAGGGGAATCTACAGAGAACAGGAAGGAAGTGCAATGTATGGTGACAGCCGCAGACAGGACAAAGCTTGCAGGAACAAACCAGATACTTGATGTATTTACGGACTACATAGATTTCTGTGCAAAGAATACACAGTTTGACTCAAGAAGAAGCAAGAGCAGCCTGCAGGAACTTTCATGGGAAATGGGTTATAAGAAGACAGGTTCTGACGTTATCTATGGAAGCAAGAATTCTGTTTCTGGTATTATCTCTGGCGTTAACCAGGATAAGTTAAATGGTTCCCGTGGTGTACTGTATCTTGTAGAGGAAGCTGGTATCTTTAAAAACCTTACTGAGATGTACAACATGATCAGGCCTTCCGTGGAGCAAGGTACATCTGTGTTTGGTCAGATTTTACTCTATGGAACAGCAGGTAATGACCAGTCAGACTTTACGGCATTTGCAGAGATGTTCTATTCTCCAGATGGATATAACTTGCAAGGCCTGCCCAATGTATTTGACAAGGAAGGACAGGGAAGAAAACAATGCTGTATGTTTTACCCAGTCTACTTGAATTATGATGATTCATGTATTGATGAGAACGGTAATTCAGATATTACAAAGGCACTTCTAAAGATATGCATGGACAGGTACAAGGTAAAGTATGGTTCTTCTGATATCAATACCATTACCAGGCGTATTTCCCAATACCCTATCACACCTCAGGAAGCTATCATTAGAAGCCAGGGAAATATGTTTCCTGTAACAGAACTCAACGAAAGACTTAATCAACTGGATAACAATCCTACGGAATATGATGATGTCTATGTAGGTGAATTGACCATTGAAGGAGGACAGGTAAAATATGTACCCACAACGGATTTACCAATCAGGGATTTTCCTACCAAAAACAATAAGATAAAAGGTGCATTGGAAATATATGAAATGCCCCAGAAAAACAAGGATGAAAAAATACCACCTGAAAGATACCTAGCTGGCATTGACCCTTATGACAGTGATGAGGCAAATACCATGTCACTGGGTTCTATCTTTGTAATGGATTCCTGGACAGATAAGATAGTTGCTGAATATACAGGCAGGCCCATGTTTGCCGAGGATTTTTATGAGATGTGCAAGAAGCTTTGCATGTTCTACAACTGCAAGGCTCTCTATGAAAACAACCTCAAGGGAATCTTTTCATATTTCAGTAAACAGAACTGTACACATTTGTTAGCTCCCACTCCTGAATATCTTAAGGACAGGCAGTTAGTTACATCCATTGGTTATGGTAACAAGGCTGTAGGTGTACATGCCACTGTACCTATCATTAAATATGGATTCAGGCTTATCAGGGACTGGCTATTAAAACCTGTAACAAAGATTGAGAAGGATAGTGAAGGTAAGGATGTGGAAGTCACTATGCCTAACTTATATAACATCAGGAACAGGGCACTTTTAAAGGAACTAATACTTTGGAATCCTCAGATAAATGTGGACCGTATAATGGCTTTATCCCAACTAATGCTTTACAGGGAAGAGAAAATGATTCTCTATCAAGGTGATATGAGAAAAACAAAGGAGGTTTCGTCTGGCATAGAGAAAGACGATTACTGGGAAAAGAACTATCCAGGTAAGAAAAAAGACAGAATCCTCCCATTCTCAACTGGACCTACCATGTGGGCAGGCAGTAAAAAATTCTTCTGAAAATTTTATACAGGGCACTTTTCTTAAGTGCCTTTTTTAGTTCTCCTTAGCAAGGAGTTAAGGCATCTGATGACAGTAAGGTAATTGTATATTTTTGTGGCACAGAAGATTGTAGAATTTAAGAGAAGAATATTATGGGAGATGAATTAAGTTTTGACAATATCTTGGGCGAACAGGAAATTGATACCCTGTTTATGGAACCTGAGA